CCCAGTCCGGTACCCCCGCCCTCACCCCGGGGCAGAACGGCGTGGTCTACGCCCCCTGGCGTCTCGTGACCGACCCCTCCAGCTCGGCGTCGGGCGCGACCAGGTGGCTCCCGCCCGGTCCGGCCGTGCTCGCCCAGTGGCAGGTCAACGACACCAACGTCGGCCCGTGGCAGTCCCCGGCCGGTGTCGGCTACCGGGTGTCCGCGCTGGCGATGGAGACCGGGTTCAGCAACAGCCAGCTCGACCAGCTCAACCTGGCGAACGTCAACGTCATCCGGAATATCCCGCATGTTAACGGCTTCTGCATCATGGGGGACCGGACGCTGGCCGTGGGTTACCCGGACATGTTCCTCCCGGTCCAGCGGGAAATGATGGCGCTAGAAATGGCGCTGACCGAGCTGCTCCAGTTCGCGCTGTTCCAGCCGAACGGCCCGAACCTGTGGGCCTCGATCAGCTCCGTGCTGAACAACTACCTGAACCAGCAGTTCCAGGCGGGAGTCTTCTCGGGCCAGACCGTCTCGCAGTCCTTCCAGGTCACCTGCGACGCGAGTAACAACACGCCGCAGTCTGCCCAGTCGGGCTTGGTGAACATCTCCGTCATGGTCGCGCTCCTGAGCCCGGCGGAATGGATTCAGCTTGACCTGACCCAGACCACGGCAACGGCCCTTACCCCGGCGTCAAGCTGACCAGGAGAACTGAACTGAAATGATCACCCAGACCTCGTCCTTATCCACTCCGAAGACCGACCCTCTGAAGAACTTCAAGTTCCAGACGATCTTCTACCCGGCCGTCGGCCCGTCGGTCACGATGTGGTGGATGACCATTTCCGGGCTCGGAATGACAATCGACACCATTCCGTATAGGGAAGGTGGTTACAATACCACCACCCAGAAGCAGCCGGGGCAGGCCGACTTCTCTCCGCTGACGCTTACAAAGGGCGTCCAGGTCGGAACTCAGTTCACCATTCCGTGGATGCAGCAGCTCTTCGCGGTCATGCAGGGAACTGGCAGCCAGGTGGCCGGGCAGGACTTCCGGTCCACGGTTGACGTCCAGATCATCGACCACCCGGTTACCGTTTCGCAGGCTCCCGTCAAGGCGGCCTTCACGGTTTACCGGGCCTGGCCGACGGCCCTTCAGTACAGCGACCTCGACGCGGGCGCGAATCAGCTTTTCGTGCAGCAGATGACCTTGGCCCACGAGGGCTGGACGCCGAGCGTCGCGGCCCAGGTTGGTAACTCCGAAGCGGTCTCCGGCTCATAATTTCCTGGCACCGGCAATAGACTGTCGGTGCCCACGAGGAAATGAGGAGCCAATGACCGTCCCGAACGAGACGCCATTATCAGTATCTGACCCGCAGGCTGCCGACGCCGCCATGAAAACGATCATGGCCGAGACGCGGGAGCAGTTCCCGGACGCGCCGTCGGGTGACCCGGAACTCGTAGATCTCCCCGGCGGCCTGGACGCCGACGGCCAGACCATCCGCTCGGTCCGCGTACGTGAGCTGACCGGCGCGGACGAAGAGCGCATCTACCGGGCGCTCGAAGCGGAGAACGTCGCCCACCTCCTGAGCGTCATCCTGGAGTGCGGGACCGTCGTGTTCCCCGGCCTCCCCGAGCGGGACACGCAGCGCTGGCTCAAGAAGCTGGTGGTCGGCGACCGCGAGGCCATCCTCCTCGGCATCCGTACCGCGACCTACGGCGACGAGGTGGAGATCGCCCAGTGGCCCTGCCCCGAGTGCGGCGAGCCGATCGACGTCAAGCTGAACCTCCGCGAGGACGTCGAGTTCATCAAGTCCGACGCGATTGCGTCGTCCCTCCTCTTCGATGTCCCGCTGCGCAAGGGCGGCAAGGCCGTGGTGCGCCTTCCGAACGGGGAGGACCAGGAGGCCGCTGGCAATGACTCCCGGCGGAACGTGCAGGAGCGGAAGACCATCCTCATTCAGCGGTGCGTCGATCACATCGAGCAGCCCAACGGGGCCAAGATCATGTTCGCGGCATTCACGTCGTACGCCCTCCAGATGGGCGTCGCGGACCGGAACACGATCACGACCGAAATAGCCAAGCGGCAGCCCCGCCCGAAGTACGACGACATCCGGTTCAAGCACGATGCGTGCGGAAAGGAGGTCGGGCTGGCGCTGAGCCTGCCTGACCTGTTTCTCCGCTAAGATCTCGCACCCGCAATCCCGGTACAATGACTACAGCGAGATACTCGTCTCATTCCCGCAGTGGAATCCTGAGGTTCTCGATCGCTTGACCGTACGGAAGCGAAAGTACTGGGTGAAATGGTCTAAAGCCTGGCGCGATGGGATAGTGAATGCCTGAGCAGCACGACGTCAGCGGACTCGGCGGGGACGACTGGGGCAGCCAGTTACCCGGGGGCTCCTGGTCGGTAAACGCGTCCGGCCTGGCAACTCCAGGTACGGCCCCGCCGCAGCAGCCGCCGTCCGTGCTCGGGACGAACGACCTCCAGAAGGCGATCGACAAGTTCGACAAGGCCGTCAACAAGCTGACCTCGCTCTACGACAAGCAGTCCAAGCAGCAGAACAACAACAACGGCGGCTTCGGCGGTCAGTCGAGCTACTCGGGCTCGAACAACGGCGGGTACAGCAGCAGGCAGTACCACGGCGGCAGCCTGATCGACGAGGCCGCGTCGCTGTTCGGCGTGACCACCAGCCTTCCCGGTCCTGCCGGGCACCACCACGGCTCGCTCGGCAACATGCTCACCGGCCGGACCAAGTCCGGCAGCGGCGGGTTCCTCGGCGCGTCCGGGACGTTCAGCGGCCAGCCCATCGGTGCCCCGCCGGACGGGAGCAGCGGGCAGACCCCCCGCCTCCCCGCGATGGGGCAGACGTCAACCGGCGGCTCTTCCTCGTCCGGCGGCGGCGGGTTCGGGTCGTACAACGGCGGCTACGCGAACGGCGGGTACTCGTCCGGCGGCGGGGGGATGAGCGCGGCGGGCTACGGCGCGTCGGGCGTGCTGGCGCTCGCGTCGGGCCTGAAGTCGCTCGGTACCTCGAACCTGCCCGCGCAGTTCGCGATGTCCTCGATGCAGCAGCAGGGCACGCTGCTGGCTCCGTCGAGCGTCTCGAACTTCGGCACGTACGGCGACCAGATGCGCACCCAGGCGTTCGGGTCACACGGGCAGGGCGCGAACGTCTACGCCATGCCGGGCGGCCAGGACGCGTCCCAGGGGTACGGGATCATCCAGCAGATGGCCGGTACCGGGATCGCCGGGTCGAACTCCTACGGGCAGTTCGGGCTGGGCGGCGCGGCGAGCTTCGCGGGCGCGAACCCGGAGATGAGCTACACCCAGGCGGCCGGGCTCGCGCAGTCCATGGGGACCGCGCAGATGTCGATGCAGATGCGCCAGCTCGGCTACGGCGTGCAGCCGCTGAACATGGCCTCCCAGGGCGGGGGAGCCAACCAGTTCGGCAGCGTCATCGGCGGCATGATGCAGCGGTGGTTCCCCACCACGGGCAGCAGCACCTCCCCGCAGACCCTGGCCGCCCAGCTCCGGCCCGGCGTCGGCGTCGGGTGGGCCAACCTGACGTCAATGGGGATGGACCCGACGCAGATCGCGGGCATGTCGAGCGTGATGGAGGCGTACGACCAGGTCTCCTCCCGGTCCGGCGGGAAGCTGAACGACACGCAGGTCGGCACGCTGTTCCAGCAGGCCAGCACGGGGAACAAGCAGGCCACGGCAACGCTGGCGAAGTACGGCGTCACCCAGTCGGACCTGTCCCAGACCAAGGCGGCGGCGGCGCAGACGACCGAGAACCAGTCAGACACCTTCGACTCGTTCAGCTCCGGGCTGGCCGGGGCGGCGACCGCGCTGACTCAGTTCCGGCAGATCCTGAACTCCTTCCTCAATCTCCCCGGCGTTAACCAGCTCGTCGGCGGAGGCGAGGGCGCGATCGGCGGCGGGTCATCGATGACCGGCAACGTCGCCGGGGGCGCGGAGATGTTCGGCGGCATGGCCCTGATGTCGCGCATGTTCGGCGGTAAGGGCCTGGGCATGAGCCGCCTGTTCGGCGGCGGCGGGTCGGCCGCAGCGGCGGACGCAGGGGCAGGAGCCGGGGCGGGCGCTGAAGAGGCAGCGGTGGCAGGCGGCGGCGGGGCCGCTGCTGCCGGGGCCGCCGTGGTCCCGGCTGCCCTGACGTACCTCGGACTGTCGATGGTCCACAACAAGAACGGGTCGAACTGGACCCAGCAGGGGCCGGGCGGCAACGGCGCGTGGTGGAACAGCTTCTCCGGCTTCAACAAGTCCATGGCCAACTGGGGTCACGACATCGGCGATCCGCTCGGGAACATCTTCAACCCGGGCAACATCTTCGGGAAGAAGCAGCCCGGACCCTCCGGCGGAGCCACGGGCGGCAAGCCCGCAACGACGCCGGGCAAGTCCAACAAGTCGATCCCGACGGGCGTCACCGGGGCGGCGCACAAGGCGGTCTCGGACGCGGAGAGCCAGCTCGGCGTCCCGTACGTATGGGGCGGCGAGACTCCCGGCCAGGGGTTCGACTGCTCGGGCTTAGTCCAGTGGTCGTACCAGCAGGCCGGGGTCAAGCTCCCGCGAACATCCCAGGCGCAGTGGGCCGCCCTGAAGGGGCACCATTCCGTGCCGACGAACGCGGTCCAGGCGGGCGACCTCATATTCATGGCCGGGTCCGACGGCACGGCCGACGCCCCGGGGCACGTGGCCATGATGGTCAGCTCCCACCAGCTCATCCAGGCCCCCCAGACGGGCGAAGACGTCAAGCTGACCCCCTATAACCCGAAGGACTGGAGCCACGCCGCGCGTCCCTCGGGCAGCACCACGTCCTCCCCGGCGACCACGGCGGCCAGCTCCGGCAGCCAGGGGTCCAGCGGGACCGGGATGACCTCGGCGACGGGGTCCGGGGGCGGCTCTAACTCGACGTCTGAGGCCACGAACATCTCCGGGGCACTCGGGGGCGGCGCGGGCGGCGTAAGCATCGGAGGGGGCTCTGGCGGCTCGTCTGGGGGCACCTCAGCTAAGAGCACGGCAGCTTCAGGCGCGATCAGCAAGGGCTCGACGCCGGGCACCATGGCGGCGTCCGCCATCTCGGCACTCTGGGTCAAGGAGGGCGGCTCGAAGGGCGCGGCGGCCAACATGGCCAAGATCGCCAACGCCGAGTCGGGCGACGTTCCGAGCGTCGTGCAGAAGGGACAGCCACCTAACCTGACCGGGTACGGGCTGTACCAAATCACGCCGACGAGCGGAATCACGCAGAATGGCAAATACGGCAACCTCTTAAATGCCGCGAATAACACCCGCGCGGCCATCGCCTTATACAACGCCAGCGGCTACCACCCGTGGACCTCCGACCCGGTCGGCGCGGGCCTGGCGGCAACGGGCGGGACCGTCAAGCGCAGCGGCGCGTTCATCGTCGGCGAGCGCGGACCGGAGATGATCAGTCTCCCCGCCGGGGCGCAGGTCTCCGACGCGAAGCGCACGTCCGTCTCCGGCGTGCAGGGCGTGGCCCAGGTCCCGTGGTCCGCTCCGACTACCGGTGCCAGGGGCGGCAGCTCCGGGGTGACCGTAAACCTGGACTTCGCGTCCGGGTCGATCGTCATTCAGCAGAGCGGCACCGGGGCGGGGACGAACTCGAAAGAGAGCGCGTCTAACAGTGCTCGCGAGATTGTCAGTAAGGTGGCGGAGATGCTGCGCAGCGAGAACATCTACACGGCGATTCGGGAGGGGGAGAAATGGTAGTCCCAGCGACAGGGGGCGGCGGGCCTGGTGCCAGTTCCCAGCCGAAGCCGAAGCCGACCACGAAGAAGACGACGCCCACCCCCAAGAAGAGCAGCTCTCCTTCGATAAACCTGTACAAGCAGCCGTTATTCGACAACCGCATCCGGACGCTGGCTTTCCCGATGCAGGGCGGCGTCCCGGACGACAACGGGACAGAGCTGACCCAGCTCTTCCGGGGGTGGATGGTCTGGGACCAGGCGTCCCCGTACTCCAGCCCGCCCGAGGTGTCGTTCCTGTTCAACCCGACGACCGTCACGACGTCCTACGACATGGACGCCTCCGACGTAGCGAGCACGCTGCTCTTCAACACCGGACAGAACACGGCGCAGGCCGCGTTCGCCATGAACCAGAGCGTGAACCTGTCGCTGTACTTCGACCGGACGTTCGAGCTGTGGGGAAGCTACATGCCGGGCGGGAGCGGGTACACGGCCGGTATCCCGCGTGCCAAGCCGACGAGCCTCAACCCCGGTGCGAACACGCCGAACTCCTACAACGTGATGGACCCGACCGTCTACGGCGTCGGGGTGGACATCCTGGCCTTCAAGCAGCTCACCGGCCAGCTCCTCCAGCAGTACACGATCGTCGGGGCGAACCTCGGCAGCAACGCGGCCCAGACCCCGAGCGGGAGCGGCTACGTCCCCGGCCTGTCGCAGCAGGGGGTTTTCACCATGATCCCGACGTGGCTATTCATCGGGAGCGATTCCGGCGGGTCAATGGCGTATTACGGATACGTCAGCGATTTCACCGTCACGATTACGCACTTCACGCAGTACATGGTTCCTATGAGGTGCATCGTGGACCTGGACTTCGCGCTCATGATGCCGCCCAGCAATGAGCCGAATGGCCCGACCTGGTCGGACTGGATGGTCACTCAGGAAATTCAGTCCGACGTGGCAACTCAGTCCAAGAACAGTAAGGCAGGGCGATGATCCAGCAGGGCAGCCGTTTCTCGGACAGCACGATCGTCCCCGTAATCGTCCACGGGCAGGCCGCCCAGGTCATCGTCCCCGGCGTGCAGCAGCCGCAGCAGGTCACGTACCAGTCCGTCCAGGTAACCTCGTCCGACACGATCGACCAGCTCGCGCAGCGGTACTACCACGACCCCACGCTCTGGTGGGTCATCGCGGACGCTAACCCGGAGATCCTGCTCTGGTACCCGATGCCGGTGGGCGCGACCATCCGCGTCCCGACGACCTCCGTCCTCCAGTGAGCGGCAACTCCTACCCCGTCGGCCACGTCGTCTTCCAGGCGAAGGTCGGCGGGGTCACCGACTCCTTCACGCCGCTGGACTTCGAGCTGCGCCAGGGCTGGGGGCAGCAGGACGTGCTGTTCGGCCGGACGGTCGTCGCCAAGGGGCGCAGCGCCTCCCCGCTGACCACCTGGACGGAGGGCTCCCCGGTAGAGATCGCCTGGGGGCGTCCCCCGCAGGCCCTCCAGTCGTGGTACGGGTACCTCAACCACGCCGAGAAGGCCACCGACGATGACGCGACCGGCCAGAACGTCCAGCTCACCTACGTTCTCGCCGGTACGTCCAAGGCAATGCTCGGCGACACGAACCGGTCCTGGGAGGGGTACACGATCTCCGCCATCGCGCAGCGGATCGCCCGTGAGTACTGCATGAGGTGCGTCGTCACGACCTCGCCGTGGGTGCTGCCCTACGAGGTGCAGGCGAACGAGTCGGACTGGTCGTTTCTTAACCGTATGGCTAGCAAGACGGGGATGCGCGTCTGGGTGTCGGGCGGCACGCTGTACTGCATCGACCCGGCCGCCGTCCTGTCCGGGGCGTCCAACTTCACGGTGCCCGTCTACCTGATCAACAAGGCGTCCGGCTGGCAGGACTCGGCGCGGAACTTCAAGGTGGTCAGCGGGAACGCGCTGCCCGGCGCGTACAAGATGAACCACCTGATGCACGGGATCGACTCCGCCGGGAACGCGTACGCCATCCGCCAGGACGGGGCGGACCCGTCCCTCCCCGACGTCATCCAGTCCGGCTGGCACGCCGCCAGCACCGCGCAGGCGCGGTCGCTGATGAACGCCGAGGCCGCGCTGGCCCAGTACTGGCAGGTAGCTACCGTCGAGGTGATGGGGTACAACCTGGTCTACCCCGGCAAGGTCGTGGGGTTCCAGGGGAACGCGATCTCCGACGGCGACTCGGGAAACTGGATCGTCGCGGCGGCCACCCATGTCGCCAGGCAGTCCGGCTCCGGCGACCCGGCGGCCGACCACTACGTGTCCAGGCTGACGGTCCTGCGCAACGCGAAGGGCTACCCGCTGGTCAAGGGCGTCCACAAGATCGCCCCCGAGGTAATGCCGTGCGTCCTCCAGGGTAACGCGTGGCGGGCCACCTCGATCGGCACGGTTATCGAGGGGGCACTGTGACGACGCCTAAAGGTCAGCGCGCGGCGCGGGAGATAGGCACGGACCCGGTCCGGCAATGGCACGGGATCTACCTGGCGCGCGTCGTGCGGAACCGTGCGGCGGATTCCTGGCTGCAATTGCAGGTCCCGCAGGTTCTCGGAATGGCCGTGTCGAACTGGGCCGCGCCCGCCGGGGCGGAAGACAATGGCACCGGACCGGTACCGGGCACGATTGTGCTGGCCATGTTTCTGGGCGGGGATATCGACCAGCCGCTGTACATGCTTACGTCGCAGCATCTCCGATAGACTGAGTTGATATGCCATCCGAGATCTTAATTCCCTTCGCGCTGGATGTTAACGGCGGGGTCGCGCAGACCACCGACCCGGACGTCCAGCAGGAGCAGCATGTCTCTTCCCTGATCGGGACTAACCCGGGGGAGCGCGTGATGCGCCCGACGTACGGAATCCCGACGGATTCTTATCTCTTCACGGGCAATACCGCGAACATCGCCACGATGATCACCAAGGATGTGAAGCAGGCGATGGCCACGTTCGAGCCGGGCATTACCGTCAATTCCGTTACCCCGGTGTGGAACAACCAGCTCGGCGTAGCGGATATCGACGTGGACTACCTGGCCGCACCCGAGGACACGGGCGCGATCCAGTCGGCGACCATCAGTGTCGGAGGGACGGTGACCGTCCAGTGACGACACCCCTGGAGCAGCAGTACCCGGTGATCGCGATCCCCAGCTCGATAGACTACACGAGCCTGGACTACGCCTCGCTCGTCCAGTCCATGCTGGCCTTCGCCCCGCAGGTCATGCCGGACTGGAACCCGTCCGCCTCGCCCGGCGACTTCGGCGTCGCCATGCTGGAGCTGACCGCCTACGTCGGCGACGTCTTGAGCTACTACGGCTCGCGGATCTCGCAGGAGGCGTATCTCCCGACGGCGACTCAGCGCGTCAGCCTCCTGAACATCGCCCAGCTCCTCGGCTACACGGTGTACGGTCCGATCCCCGCGACCGGCACCGTCACGCTGACGACGTTCCCGGGCAGCCCGGCGGTCACCGTCCCGGCGCTGACCCAGGTCTCCACCTCCATCACCCCCGACGGCCTGACCGAGCCGCCCGTCTACGAGACGCAGTCCGCCGTCACGGTGCCCGCCGACGGCGGGACCGCCGCCGTGGCCGTCACCCAGGGCATCACCTACCCGATGCAGCAGCTCGGCAGCTCCACCGGGTCGCCCGGCCAGTCCTTCTCGCTGCCGTACACGAACATCGAGATCGACAGCACGCTCCAGGTCTTCACCCAGGGGCCGGACCCGGACGCGCCCGTCCAGTGGACCCAGGTCGCGAACCTGGTGGACGCGGACGCCAGCTACCCGGCCTACCAGGTCACGACCGACGGGACGGACACGACCTGGGTCACGTTCGGCGACAACACGAACGGCCTGATCCCGGGCTCTGGCCTGCTCGTATACGCGACCTTCCGCGTCATCGTCGGCGCGGGCGGCAACCTCCCCGCCGGTACGGTCAGCAGCGTCTACTCCCCTGTCAACGGCGTCTCCTTAGCGCTCCAGTCCGACGGCATCACCCCGGTCTCGTCGGCGATGACCGGCGGGAGTGACGCCGAGAGCAACGACAGCATCCGCAAGAACGCGCCGCTGGCCTTCTCCGCGCAGCAGCGCGCGGTGTCCCTCGACGACTTCACCAACCTGGCGTACGCGGTCCCCGGCGTGCTGATGGCCAACGCGACCGGCCTGAACTCCACCTCGGTCAGCCTGTACGTGGCCGGGCCGAACTACGCCGCGCCCACGCCGTCGCTCGTCGATGCGGTCCTCGACTACTTCGAGGACATCACCCTGTGCGGCGTGACGCTGTCGGTGCTGGCCCCGGCCATCGTGCCGGTAGACGTAGGCTCCGCCACGAACCCGATGACCCTGGTCGTCAAGAGCGGGTACAGCCAGGCGCTGGTCTCCGCGAACGTCCAGACCGCCGTCCAGGCGCTGCTGAGCCCTCCGAACGTCTCGTTCGGGCAGCTCATCAACGTCAGCGACATCTACACCGCCATCCTGGCGGTGGACGGCGTCGCGTACTGCGTCATCCCCGTGATCACGCGGGAGGACCAGGTGCAGACGAACGACACCTCGATCCAGTTACGCCCGAGTGAGTTCGCCAACTACGGGGTCCTGTACCCCAGCATCTCCGGAGGCTACGTGTGACCACCCCCGCCTACCCGTCGCAGATCTTCACGTGGACTGACCGGCAGGATGAGACCAGCCTCGTCGAGGCCGCCGACCCGAACTCCATCGCGGCCGACTTAGTCGCCGTCGAGACCACGCTGGGCACGATGCCCCAGCTCGAAAGCAACCCGGTCGCCGGGCCGCAGATCAACTTCACCAACGTGAACCAGCGGCTGGACTACCTCACGTCCGGCAGCCACCTCCCCGTGTGCCAGCTCGGCTCCAGCGGGCAGCAGATCGCCAGCGGCCAGGGCGCGGCCACGAACTACGGGCAGTACAACTCCTACGGGACCGTCGTCTACGACCCGTTCGGCCTGTACAACGGGTCCGACGTCACGATCCCCGTCACCGGCTGGTACTCCGTCGAAGTCGCGCAGTTCTGGCCGTGGGCGGCGGCGGGCTACGGCGCGCTGCACCTCTGGACGGGCAGCATCTGGGCCGACACCTCCAAGTGGTCCTGGGACTTCCCCGAGAACGTCCAGCACGGCGCGTGGCAGGGCGGCTCCAACATCGCCCGGCCCGGCCCGACCCGCGCGCACTTCGAGGGCGTCCTCAACCAGGGCACGCGCATCCGGGCGATCAGCGAGAACGGCACGGCGGCCACGCCCGTCACGGTGACCAACATGCGGATGAGCGTCAGCCTGGCCCGCGTGACCCCGCCCGACCCCAAGATCCTGCCCGTGCCGGTCCCGGTCGGGACGACGGCGGTCCCGCCGGTCCTGGTGACGCGCTACCACGCCCCGCCCAGCCTGTCGGGCGTCCACACGGGGAACGGGGAGATTCAGGTCACCTGGGGCCTGGTCACGGGCGTCACGCCTGCCCCGACGAGCTACACGGTCGCGGTCTACTACACCTACTACGGGGGCCTGGCGTTCCTGACCCTCGTCTCCGTGCCCGCCGGACCCGGTACGCAGGAACTGACCGTCACCGGCCTGGCCCCAGGCAACAGCTACCAGGTACACGTCTGGGCCAACGGCGGACTGGTTGAGCCGCCGCACGCCACCGTCAACATCTCGATCTAGGGGGGCTTGCCATGGCTGTGTATGGCATCACCCCCTACGGGGGGAGCACCAACGTTTACGGGCTGTCGCTCCCGCCCGCCTACGTCCTCCCGAGCTTCAGCGCGCGCCCGTCGAGCTACACCGCTATCCGGCTCACGTGGGGGAAGCCCTCCGGGAACGTCCTGAAGTACCGCCTGGTCGCGAACCGGTACGGCTACCCCGTCAACGAGGCCGACGGGACGATCCTCTTCGACCAGGTGGCCTACCCGGGCAACGCCTGGACCGACCAGGCCATCGTGCCGGGGACGTACCACCACTACGGGTTCTACGTCCTTGCCGACGAGTCCCCGGACGTCTGGATTCGCGCGGGCGTCGCCGCCTGCCTGGCTCCCGGGACCTTCGGGTCCGCGCAGTGGCTGTGGGACCGCCTGCCCGCCCACTTCACGGAGCTGCCGGACGGCAGCGACCTGACCGGCGACGCCAGCAACAATTCCTACCTCATGCAGTACCTGGGCGTCCTCGGGTGGGGCTGGGACTACCTCCAGACCCAGTACACGATGCTCGCCCAGACGCTCAACAGCCCGTGGGACATCCCCGAGAACGACCTGATGCACCTGGCCGCCGAAGTCGGGCTGGACTTCGCGCCCGGCACCCCGGCGTACGCGATGCGCAAGGGCGTGCAGAACCAGGCCACCGTCTCCCGCCAGCGGGGAACGCCGCTCGGCCTGGCCAACGAGATCACGATCCGCACCGGCTGGGGGGCGGACGTCCAGCTCGGACCGAACATGCTGCTCACCCTGGGCCAGAGCACCTTCATGGACCCGGTCTTCGAGCCGTGGGTCAAGAACGTGACCTACCAGGTGGGCGAGTGCGTCTGGACCGGGACGACCGGCACCTCCCGCGTGTGGTCGGGGGAGGGGTACTGGTACCAGTGCATCGCAGCGTGCCAGAACATCGCGCCCCCGAGCAACGGGACGAGCACTTCGTACTGGCAGGCGCTGAGCACCGCCCCGGACTTCACCGGAGCGCAGACCAACCCGAACACGTCCAACCCGAGCACGTGGGAGGCGCTGAACCCGGCCAACCCCGGCTCGTTCGTCACCACCGGAACCTTCGGGCAGAGCCTCGGCGTCGCGAACATCACCGGCACGGGGTACGCGTGGAACGCTATCACCGTCACCAACACGACGCCCATCCTGACTCCGCTGGCCGCGACCGTCCGGCTCCGGTCGGTCTCCCGGGCCACCTCCGACGTCTCGCAGATCCCGGACCCGGGATTCGAGGCCGGGTTCACGATCCCGCCCGTCGGCGTCAAGCCCCCCCTGCCGACCTGGGTACCCACCTCCTGGCCGCGACTGTACAGCCAGCTCTACCAGGGCGGCCCGGTCGGGTCGGTCCCCGCCTTCCCCGGTCAGCGCAACGAGAACCTCAGCTACCTCGAATCCGCGTGGTGGACCTCGCAGACGATGTCGATCGCCCACCACAAGGGGAGGGGTCACTCCGGGGGGTACTGCGCGGCGCTGAGCGTGCCCTCAGCCAACGCCGCCGCCGGTTCGTCCATCGGTTCCCCCTGGGTCGCGTGCCCCGCCGGAGAGGCCGTCTCCGCCTCGGCCTGGCTGAACTCGCAGCAGAACTGCAACGCCGTCCTGTCCATCCAGTTCCGCAACAGCCACGGCGCGATCATCGGAACGCCGCCCGCCACTGCCCCCACGGCGCTGACCGGGTACGGCAGCGGGGTCGGCACCTACACGAAGCTGTCGCTGTCCGCGACCTCCCCGTCCGGTACGGCGTACGTGTCCATCGCGCCGACGCTGACGGGCACCGGGGCGATTACCTGCCTGCTCGACGACGTCAACATCTCCGCAGGGACAGCGGGGCAGGGACTGTACCCGGACCCCGCCGAGGTCATCAACAACGGGGTGCCCGTCCCGTGGGTGCGGGACTCCCAGCAGTGGGTACCCGCGACCCGCTACGGCACCGGGGACATCGTCCTGTACCAGGGCATGCCGTTCCAGGCGCTGCGCGCATCGACCGGCAGCATCCCCCCGGGGAACTACGCCGCCTCCACCGACTGGACCCCGCTGTCAGAGTCCCGGCGCATCCGCATCTGCGAGTCCGCGTACACCTCGTGGACCACGGCAGTCGTCGGCACCGACGACATCATCCGCGTGACTCCCTATGTGGAGTGGTATGACCAGCACGGCAATTTCATCAGCCAGGTCTTCGCCCGCAACACGACGGACGCGGGCGCGACGTCCAGGCCGCCGAACCTGACCTTCGACTCATTCACCGGAACCTCCCGGATCAGCGCCGTCTCGGGCACCGGGGCTGTGAACCTCCCCGCGTTCGCGGCCAGCTTCTGGGCGAACTCCACGATGAGCGGAGCGCCCGCCTTCACGCGGACCGACGCCGCCGTCAACTTCACCTGGTCGGGTGAGGCCCCGTGCCAGAGCGTCGGGAGCGCGGGGTGGTCCGGGCAGTGGGTCACCACGTTCACCCCGGCTGACAGCGGGACCTACAGCTTCACCCTCACGTCGCCCGGCGGCGGCTCGCGCCTGGAGGTCGGGGACGTGACGGTCATCGACAACTGGACCAGCGCGTACACCACCCCGCAGAGCGGCTCCATCCCGCTTAACGCGGGCCAGGCCGTGATGATCGTCGTCTCCTACGCCGCGCCGCCGACCGCGCCGGGGGGCACCTGGTCGGGGAACCTCTTACCTGACGGGTGGCAGCCAGCCCAGGCCGGGGCGGAGCGGTCCTGGACGTCGCCCCTCTTCCCGGTCGTCGCCGGGTACGGGTACAAGCTCGTGCTGACCGCGACCGCCCACTGGAACACCGGGGCGTTCATGTACGGCCAGGTCGTCTGGTACAACAACAGCGGCACGGCGCTCGGTCAGGCCAGTGCTGAGCTTCACTACACGCAGGGCGTGCTGACCACCGGGCCGTCCGGGACAGCCCCGGTTGGCGCGACCTGGGCGCTGGTGAACGTCACCGCCACGGGCACAGACGGAGGGGCCGCGCTGCTGTTCAGCACGGTGTTCGAGCAGATCGTCCCGCCGCCGGTCACGTCCGGCCTGACCCTGTCCGCGCCCGTCTCCTACACCACGCTCCCCGGATCGACCGTCCAGAGCAGCCCGTACATCGGGGGGCGGATCACCGACGACGCGGAGAGCACCTGGCAGTCACAGATCGGGTCCTTCACCGTCGGGCAGGGCATCGCCCACGCGACCATCCCGGGGCAGCGGTCTTACGCCCTGGTAACCGGGCAGGCGAACACGCAGGTGGCCGTCACCCTGAAGTCGTCGCCCACCACGTCTGGGCTCGCGCAGGGCCTGATCCTGCGGTACACCGACGACACGAGCTACATCCGGTGTGACCGGACCGGCCTGAGGTACGTCAACGGCACCAACTGGATCACCATTGCTGCCCATTCCACCGCGTTCGCCGACGGCGACCGTATGACCGTCAACCTGAATGGTCCCGCGATCACCGTGTACCGGAATGGCGTGCAGGTTTCCTCCGCATCCAGCACCTACAATTCCAACGCGAATACACATGGGATCATCACTAACGACGTGGCGGTGAGCACCTGATGATTCTGTTAACCGGAGGTACGCATACCGAGGGGTACATTCTTCAGGTCATCAGTCCCAACGAGGACTTTCCGGTCTACCTCCCGCCGGGCGTGACGGTTGTGACAGGGTCTATCTCCGCCGAGATCATCTCCCCGGACTCGGCATTCACTGACTTCGCGTTGTTCGAGGCGACCGACATCGACCCCGCGCAGACCTACGCCGGGTGGAACACCACCGGAATGGTCAGCTCGAACGGCTCGTACTCCCGCCCGTGGGGGATCTTCTACCCGCCGCTGGACTACTACGTCAGCGGGGGAGAGTTGCTGTGGCCCCGTGCTGCCTACATGGCGGTCGGCTTCCAGTTCGGGAACCTCGGCGCGCAGGTAAGCCAGAGCCTCACCGGGGTACAGGCAGAGCTGATGCCGCTGGCCGGGACGGCCGGTATCGACGTGACTCCCGGCCCGTCCGCCTACGACCTCCCGCGCTCCGTCCACGTCATCGTCAAGCCGAACCGGATGAACTACGCGACGAACCCGGACTTCACGGTGTCGAACGCGGGCTGGACCGCCGTCGGCAGCGCCGACTTCACCGGCCTGGGCCGGGTCCAGTTCTCG